CAGGAGGGGTCCCCTAGAAATCAACTATCAGTTTCCCACTTTCAACTATTCTACATATACGTGAGTCCAGGCAATAAGCGGATAATGTGCAGATAATGTGTGCATACATAATTGCGTTCAACATTGCTACTAAGTAGCGTATTATAAGTGTTGTCAATAGGGAAACAACAAACGCCTATATGGAGAGGCACATAGGTTAGGAGCTAAAATGTATGAAGTAGATGTGTTTATTGGTTGTCATGCTTTGGTAGCTGGTACTACTAACCATCTTGATAGAGCATTGCATATTCTAGCGGATAATGTGGACTTGGTAATGTCTGGAAAGGCTGATAGTATCATGGTTATGGATATTGACCGTGATTATAAGGTCGTTACTAGTATCTATAGGTTTGATTTTAATATCAATGAGTTTTAATATGCCTACTCTGCCGGTTCTATAGAACCGGCAGCGATAGCCATATTAACCAAAATGAAAGGGGCTATTATGTTAGGGTATGTTGCATATCCGGTTGGATGTTGTTTTGATGCCGCTAAGCGTGATGGGGATATGAGCGGTGAGCATATCAATAGATTGTGGCGTGAGCGTTTTGCTACCGATGCACGTTATAAGATTCGGTTTTGTGCCTCAACTGATAATACGTTTATGGTACAAGTTGGCGAGCAAAAAGTTTTGGTTACGTTTATTGACGGTATTACGTATGCAAGGAATTTCACACATTCTAATTTATATGAGCGTAAACCCTGTTTTCAGTGCTGCGAAGTTTATAATAATTATGTTAGATATCATGCAAACTATCAATATGATGTTTTGATTTAATATGTCCAGTCTGCCGACTCTTTCGATTCGGCAGTCATGGCCATATTGTCTATTTTGAAAGGATATTATCATGGTCGAAGAGTTGTATTCTATTTCGGTAGGCGATTTTACAGATTGCTCGTTTCCTCATTATTTCGTTAGGGTATCGAAGGTTATTCCGTTACACTATTGCCGTAGCGAAGGTACCTCTAAGATTGATATTCTGGATGTTATGGGTTTTTCAGCTGTTTATGGCTACGTTACTGATTTAAATGGTGTTTTGGACTTTTCTGAGGATTGTTTGGGCATTTCAGGTGAAACTGTTATCGATTTTGTTAATCGAAGAGGCCTATTTGAGTATAAGTTGGCTTTGCGTGAAGTTTATTATGAGGAATAGGATAAAACTATGTATGAGGGCGATTATTGGATTAGTGCCTGTAAGTAAACAGATGATTTTGGTTCCTATTATTACATTACCATTGAAGAGGTTTATCCTTCAGAATATAAAATCAGCGATGACGTTCATAATTTTGAGGTTTTGAAACGTTTATCTACGCTTCATCGTGATGGCGTTCTTGTTACGTTTAATGGTATGCGTAATTTTGTCAAGGAATGTGTACCATTTTCATATGAGCGAGTGTTGGAGCGTCTTGTGCAGGTTGGGTTCTTTAGGTGTAAAGTAGAGATTCCATCTTGTTTACTAGAAAAATAGTATGTGAAGACTTTGTGAAACTTCTTATATTTTCAGATTCACAGTTGTCCAGCCTTACCATTCCGTCATAATAAGCATGTTCCAATTCTGCCACTTTTAACGAAAGGATTCAAAATGGCACGTCAAATCACTTTTTACAAGTATGAGGTCGGTATCCAGTCTCTTGAGAAGGCTGAGGACGGTCGTTATGACCTCATCCACACTCCCGTGGGCACCATGGAGGATACCTCCCTTACCAAAACCGATATTAGAAAGTTCATCACCACCAACGGGGTCGAGTGCAAGCGCGGCGCAGAGGTTTACGCTAAGAAGCTCGCAAAGGTCGTCTACAAGTTCACGACCGAGAAGCTGCTTGAGATTGCCGATTCCCGCGAGGAGCTGCCGCTTGATGAGTAGCGGCAACGTGCCCAATCCTATGGATTGGTCACGTGGGATATACTGTTCTCTGTCGCTCCATCTCAGTATGTCCCACGTGGTCAATCAAGTAACCTAAAACGGGTTCGCCACACGGTCAAGGAGGTAGCAATGGGCTATTTCGACAAGTTCAACAAGGGCGAGGGCATTCCGTTCATGGACGGGCGTTTCAAGACAAACATTCCTGTGGGAAAGGGTCTCCATCTTAAGGACTACGGTTTCATCAATGGCGATGATGGACCGTTCGCGGTCATGCTCTTCGATGAGTATCCCGAAAACTTCATGTTCGGCAACTCCATCGTGACCGATTATATCAAGACCATCGAGAAGGACATGGGTTCCAAGGAGCAGGCCCTCAATCTCCTCACGGGTGTGTCCATGAAGTTCACCTTGCGTACATCCAAGCGCGGGCGCAAGTACATGTCGGTGGAGTTTATTGAGGACAACCCCATCCCGTTCGACTAGCTTTCCATTCCGAGGGGCGCATTGCGCCCCTCATTTTCAGGAGGTCAATGTTGTGAAGAAACTGATTTTATCTAGCGTTATTGCCGTTTTATGTGGGCTTGCGGCGGTTGAGTTTATCGAGTGCTATTTTAATAGCGGCGATAGGTCGTGGCTAGTCTTCTCGTTCATGTGCCTTGTATGCTCTGCTGAAGCTGTGTTTTTTGCTGTCGATACGGTGAGGAGATAGATATGCCAGATATCACGCGTAACGGCGTCTGCTACGCCATCGAGGACAGCCCGTTCTACGAGGAGTTGGACGGGTACCGTTTCTACTTCTCCTCTGAGACCCATCGCCGTAAGTTCTTCGAGAAGGCGCGCATCCGCCAGAACTGGCTCACGGACTCCCTCTCGCGTCGATTCCACTTCCACCTCGATGCCTCGCTTGCCGCCATCTTCCAGCTCTACAGCCAAGTCGAGTCGCGCGGCTTCTACGTGGTATCCGAGCGCGGCGAGGAGTTCCGTTGCCTAGAGCAGTTGAGGCTTCGGGTCGTGATGTGAGATGCCCGGGTTCAACTGGACGGCATCTCGCCTAAACCTCCTGCGCTCTGCGGTGCGTGCATTCAATGCGGCGATAACCCGCAGGGAGCGAGAGCTTGACGATGAGGGCCAGTCAATCCTCAAGGGCTATCTGCCCAGCCGTGTAACCGTGGAGGGTATCATGTCGCGCGTTCATTCCGTGAACGACTTCCGCCGCATTGTCGGCTACAAGTCAGATAGGAAGCGCCACAGGTACAGCGAGCTCACTCGTGTCCTCAAGACGGTCAACAGGGATGCCTTGGATATCACGACCGATGAGCTTGGCAGGCTCACGACAAAGTATTCTGAGCGCCAGTACAAGCTCGATATGCGGGCCATACGCAGGCAGCGCCAGAGGACGCTTGAGGATATCGGGCGCGAGTTCTTCGAGGGTGACGATGCCTACGATATGGATGAGCTGTCCCCAGCCAAGTACGGCACGCTCACCTCGGACAACGACCTGATGCCCGAGGACGAGGGCGAGGTCGATGATTCCTATACGGACGTCGGCCCGGACACGCTCAAGAGGTGGGAGCAGGAGGATGCCTCCCGTAAGCGCGAGCAGGTTGCCGTGGATGCCATGTACGAGGTCTACCGCGACACGTGGACGGCGGTAAGCAACCGCCATGCGGACATGGGAGGCTATCAGGAGCTTCTGGACGCGCTCGACTGGATGGCCGAGAACGAGCCGGCCTACCTAAACAAGCTGTTCGCGCTGGGATATGACGAGTTGGACCCGAGTTACATCAGCGAGAGCGGCGGCGAGAACAACCCATACGTCAACACACCCTACGAGACGCGCCACAACAGGGCCGTTAGGTTCGTCGTGGACAGGGGGAGGAAGGTCGGTTATGAAGGTTAGCGATGCAAGGCAGGTCATCCCAGAACCGATGTGGATGATTGGCAACCCGGATATCCTATCCAAGATGGCAGGCGAGGATATCGACTCTATCTATAACGCGCTGGCGGACCTCATGGACCGCGAGGAGGTCAGCGTCTTCGGTGACGGTGGCGATGAGTGGCGGGAGGACACGTTGAATCGCAAGAGCTATACTGCGGACTTCGAGACCACCACCGATATGGAGGACTGCCGCGTCTGGGCGGCAGCTACGTGCGAGATTGGCGATACCGACCATATCGAGCGCGGCACGTCCGTTGAGTGGTTCATCGAGTGGTGCCATGACAACGGCCCCTGCAACGTATACTTCCATAACCTCGCGTTCGATGGCGCGTTCATCATGGACTGGCTTGAGCGCAATGGCTGGAAGTGGGTCGAGGACAGGACCAAGGCGGGCACGCGCACCTACACAACCGTCATTAGCGATGCAAATCAGGTGTACTGCATCGATTTGTATTTCACCAAGTCCTTGAGCGTGCGTATCATGGACTCGCTCAAGATTGTCCCGCTGTCAATCGCGCAGATGGCGAAGGCCTATAAGCTTCCTATCCTCAAGGGGAGTATCGATTACTCCGCGCCGCGACCCGTGGGGCACCGGCTCACCGATGAGGAGATTGCCTACCTCGACAACGATGTGCTCATTGCCGCCATGGTCATGGGCAAGTTCTTGGACGAGGGCCTGAACAAGATGACGGCGGGCAGCAACGCGCTCACGAACTATCGCGACATGAGCGGAGGGCGTAAGGGTTTCCGCAAGTGGTTTTCCTATATCGAACCCGAGGAGGACGAGTTCATACGCAAGGCGTACCGTGGAGGCTGGACGTACGTAAACCCGAAGTTTCAGGGCCGCAAGCTGGGCGAGGGCATCGTGTTCGACGTGAACAGCCTGTACCCGTCCGTGATGGCTAGCTGCTCAGGCGAGCGACTGCCTTACGGCAGGCCCGTGAGGTTCGAGGGCAAGCCCAAGCCAAGCGAGGCTTTCGACCTGTGGGTGGCTCAGGTGACGTGCTCGTTCCGAGTGCGCGAGGACCACCTCCCATGCATCCAGCTCAAGGGCAATTTCCGCTTCAAGCAGACCGAGTACCTTGAGCGCAGCGATGGCGACGTGACGTTCACGGTCACCTCCGTGGACTGGAAGCTCATCACGCGGCAGTACCATGTCTACAACCTGCGCTGGCACGGAGGCTATCAGTTCAGGAGCGCCACGTTCCTGTTCAAGTCATATGTGGACAAGTGGATTGGCGTCAAGAACCAAGCCACTATCGAGGGCAACTCGGGAATGCGCCAGATTGCAAAGTTGATGCTCAACTCCCTGTACGGCAAGTTCGCCACGCGCACCACGGTGTACTCGCGCAGGCCCATGCTCGTCAATGACGTGCTGCGCTATGTTGATTTGCCTCCCGAGGAGCGCGACCCGGTGTACCTGCCAGCGGGCGTGTTCATCACGGCGTGGGCCAGATACAAGACCATAACCACGGCCCAGTCCGTTTACGGCAGGTTCGTGTACGCCGATACCGATTCCGTGCATCTCATCGGCACGGAGATACCGGAATGCATCGACGTGGACGCCGTGCGATTGGGTGCATGGAAACATGAGAGCACGTTCTATCAGGCCAAGTTCCTCCGGGCCAAGTGCTATGTGGAGTACGAGGAGGGCAGTGACGCCCCTACGGTCCATGTGGCGGGTATGCCGAGCCAATGTCATAAGTACGTTGATATAGATACGTTCGATTTCGGTAGCGTCTATCCCGGCAAGCTCTACACGAGGCGCGTGCATGGAGGTATCGTGCTGTACGAGGGAGACATGGAGATTAGGGAGCAGGGATGACTTATATTATTCTGTATAGCTAGTCATATCGAAGTGTTTAGTATAGATTGGGAGTAAAGATGGAGACTTATTATATTGTTCGCACGAGAGTCTTTACCGAGACCCTTTATGTCATGTTGCCGCCTCACGATGAAACTCTTAAGCCAAAGTTCACTCCGCTTGTTGGAAACGCCTATTTGTTTAAGACGCATTCCTCCGCGGAGGCCTACGCCAATATTATCAAGAGTTACGGTTTCAATGTGGAAATCTGCAAGCTCAAGTTCGTTGGAAGTTACGAGGTCTAGCATGAAATTCGATGAATATTACGTCCGCATGTCAGCGACACCCGATACCTACGAGTACGATATCGTCTACCTGCTGCCGGACGGTTCCTATGCGTTCAAGACGTACACGCTCGCGCAGGTGCATGAGATGTTCCCCGATATCCGCAACAACATCGACGCGCTCATCGCGTTGCAGGAGCACGGTGCCGAGATTCTGGAGAAAACAGTTGACACAGGTTCCCGAGGCTAATATATTCTAGAGGTAAAGAGAGGAGGTTCATCATGCCTTACGTCTACATGGAAGAGCTGCCCGACGGCATGGAGGAGGCCACCGTGTACTCCGAGGAGGATTACAACGGAGTGACCGCCCAGTTGGAGCAGGCGCAGGCCGAGAATACGGAGCTTGCGACCGAGCGCGACAACTTGGCAAGGGAGCTGGACGCCGCCAAGACCAAGTTCGCAAACGCTTTCCTGTCCTCGCCCCAGCATGCCAAGCAGGTGCAGGCACAGGAGGTCAAGGAGGAGGACAGGCCCTCCACGTTTGAAACACTTTTCGCAGGAAGGAACAAGTACAATGCCAACTAAACCTAATCCCGAAGTGCTGCATGCATACGACAAGTTCAAGAACGACCCCAAGTTCTCGCATGACACTCTTGAGGCCATCATTAACGACAACCCGATGCTGCGACAGGCGCTCATCAACAAGGGCCTCGTGAAGGAGGTGGTTGTCGATGCCTAACCCTGTGCGCGTACCAGATGACAACCGCTCTCTGCACAATATCGGCGAGTACATCATGAGCTACGAGCCGTACATGAATGCCTATATCACAGCGCTCGTCAACCGTATCGCCCGCGTAATCGTCACCTCCCGCGTGTGGAAGGACAAGTGGGCCGTCTTCGAGATGGGCAAGCTCGACTATGGTGAGACGGTAGAGGAGATTTTCGTCAATATCGCCAAGCCCCACTCGTATGACCCCGCCAAGGCCGAGACGCAGGTGTTCAAGCGCGAGATTCCCGATGTGCGCGCGGCGTTCCACTCGATGAACTACCAGAAGTTCTACAAGGTCACCATCTCCAACGACCAGTTGCGTCAGGCGTTCCTCTCCTATTATGAAATGAACGAGCTCATCTCCCGTATCGTGGATTCCCTGTACACGGGCATGAACCTCGATGTGTTTCTCACCAAGAAGTACATGCTCGCGCGCGAGGCAATCAACGGCGGTATCTACACGGTCGTGACCAAGCCCATCTCGGGTGACGGTGCCGACCCCGACGATGCAATCGCCAAGTACCGCCAGTACACCAACAACCTTGAGTTCCTCAAGACGCTGTACAACCGCGCCGGCGTGCGCAACTCCACGCCAATCTCCGACCAAGTCATCATCGTGCCCAACGAGGCCGAGGCAACCTTGGGCGTGAAGGTCCTCGCGGCTGCGTTCAATCTCTCCGAGGTGGACTATATTTCCAAGCGAATCCCTGTGGATTCCTTTGAGTTCGATGCCGATGACGAGGCCCGACTCGCGGAGCTGTTTGCCAACGATGACACGTACAAGCCGTTCACGGGCGAGGAGAAGAAGGCGCTACAGTTGATTAGCGCCGTAAAGCTCGCCAAGGACTGGTTCATGTGCTTCGACAACTTCGAGCAGTTCACTGAGAACTACAACGGCGAGGGCGTCTATTGGCAGTACTTCTTCCATGTGTGGAAGACCTTCTCCGTGTCCCCGTTCGCCAACGCCGTCCTGTTCACCTCGCAGGTATCCAAGATTACGGCAGTCACCGTGTCCCCGACCACGGCGAACGTGGCGCAGGGCACCTCCATCGTCATGTCGGCGGAGGTGACCGGTACGGGCCTGTTTGAGAAGACGGTCGAATGGTCTGTCAAGGGAACTGAGGCATTGGCCTCCGGTACCCGTATCGACGGCACGTCCGGCGTCCTGCGTGTCGCGTCCGACGAGAAGGTCGGCAACGTCCTCACCGTCACTGCTACGGCGAAGGACGGTAAGACCGGCACAGCTCAGGTAACCGTCACCGCAGCGCAGTAGTATATAGTTACTGCACGTAAGGCCGTTCCCGTATCTCGTGGGAACGGCCTTTTTTCTATTAGGAGGATATATGGCACTTCCCAACTACACTCCGTCTGGAAAGATTCTGTTCGGCTCCGTGCCGTGGGACAGCGGCTATTCCAACGTGCGCCTGTACACCTCTCTTGAAGAGCAGTACAACGATATCGCCACGCGCATGACGCTATCCAGCGACAACTACACGTACATCGGGCGCAACCGCAGGCTCAAGGTGGCAATCGAGGCCGACCGGCTCTACCACTGCAACTACTGCATGTATAGGAATGAATCTCTCACGGATGGATATATCTACTGTTTCGTGAGCGACGTGAAGTATATCAACGACCACACCTCCGAGATTACGCTGGATACGGACGTCTTCCAGACGTACCTATACGGTGTCGATTGGCAGATTCCCGCCTGCTTCATCGAGCGAGAGACCACGCCCAGCGAGGACAGCAGGTACATGCTCAGCGAGGAGCCGTCGTTCCCCCTCATCTATGTCGGTGACGGCGTATCGAGGAAGACGTTCGGCGTGGGAGGTTTCATCGTGATGACCTCGGCGAGACCGGAGAAGAACAATAATGTGATAGATGATGTTCTCAATCCTCAGGGCTATTACGCCAAGCCCATCGCCATGACGGTGAACAAGGGTATCGCCTCCGGTTGCGCCATGTACTACTTTCCCGTCAATACGACCGCCGGAGGCTCCGAGGACATGGAGGCATTTCTCCAAGAGTTGACGTTCGCGGGTTCGGTCGAGAGTATCGTGGCAATCTTCACTGTTCCGGCGTTCGCGGCGTCTATGTGCGGAGGCGGAGGCCGTGTCACGGTTCAGGGCGGCACCGATATCGAGTTGGCATCGCAGCTCGATTTGTCGATTCCCGCCAACAAGGGAACGTTGAACGGGTATACTCCCAGAAATGCGAAACTCCACTACTATCCCTATTCGTTTGCCGAGCTTGGAGACGGGCAGGGCCAGCGTGTTCAGCTGCGCTATGAGCTTATGAACGAGGCCACGAACGTTCGCGTGAAGTATGCACTCAACCCGCTGTGTCAGGCGTTCGCGTTCCCATACAACTACAGGGGAATCGCCCTCGACTACGATGACGGCATCGTGGTGAAGGCGGGGGCTTTGGGTTCGTGGGCCAATAACGCATTCCAGAATTGGGTGGGCCAGAATGCCGGAACCATCGCGCTCACCGTCGCGGGCGTGGCGCTCGCGGGCCTTGCGGGAGGCACGACTCTGGCGGCTGCATCTTCCGAGCTTGAGGGGCTTACCGCGATGGAGGGCTTCGCGCACGTGGACGAGGCCGACTTGGCCTCCAAGGTGGCGCAGCAGATGGGTAATGCCGGCAAGGGGGCTAAAACGCTGAAGAAGGCAGGGGCCGCAGCGGCTGGCGGTGCGGCGGGAATGGTCAACGCGTCCAAGCAGCCGACCACGACGAGGGGTCAGGTCAACGGCGAGACCCTGTTCTCCACAGGAGCGCAGGGCGTGTTCATCAACCGCATCTGCGTGAAGGCCGAGGTCGCTCAGCAGATTGACCAGTTCTTCGACCGCTGGGGATATGCCGTCGAGCGCATCGAGGCCGTCAACATCACCTCGCGCCCCTCGTGGAACTACGTGAAGACGGGCGGCGCGGCGCCCCGCTCGCTCAACGCGGGCGCTGGAACGACAGCCCCGTTCACGCGCGGGCGGGGCACGCCCGCCGACGCGCTCGATGTTATCCGCAGGGCGTTTGACGGCGGTATCACGTTCTGGCATAATACGGCTACGTTCGGTGACTACTCGCAATCCAACGCATTGTGATAGGAGGATTATGTATACCGGTTTCTTCACACCCTCGGGTATGATTCCCGATATCATGAAGAACGGCTCAAGGGCGCAGGACGCCGAGACGTTCATCAACAATCAGGACACAGCCACCATGTTCATGTGGAGGCTCATGAACCTCGCCATCAGCGTGTTCAAATGGGACAACCTTCCAAAAGGCGTGGATGAGAGGATGCTCGAGTTCTGGCTCCTGCGGGACGGGTTCGTCGGCTTCTTCTACGATGAGGCGCTCAAGTCGGACGAGCGCAGGCGCGCCCCCGAGGGCTACGCCGTGCTTCCCATGATTATTCAGGGCCAGTGGGATATCTACGAGTACCCGCGCGACCGCCGGGCCTACGCCGTCAACGGCTTCAACTACGAATGCACGGAGGACAACTCGGTAATCATCTACCAGAACTACCTTCGCGTGCCGATGTGGCTCACGCTGTGGCAGTACGCCTACCGCCTCGCCGAGACTCAGCGCACTATCGATATCAACTCCAAGCAGCAGCGTACCGCGAGAGTTATCCGCTGCACGGATGACCAGCGACTCACCTACCTGAATGCCGCCAAGGAGGTCGATGAGGGACGCAACTGGGTACATGGTGACAAGAGCCTCGACTTGGATGCATTTCAGGTGTTCGATATCACCACTCCGTACGTGGGAAACGAGTTGCAGACGTACAAGCACCAGTTATGGAACGAGGCTCTGACGTACCTTGGTATCGAGAACGTCAACACGGACAAGAAGGAACGACTCATCTCCGATGAGGTCGTGAACAACATGGGTGACGTGGAGGCCGAGCGCTTCACGAGGCTCAATGCCCGCAAGCAGGCATGCGATGAGATTAACGAGCTGTTCGGTCTTGACGTGAAGGTTGACTTCCGCTCCGGTACGTACATCCGAACCGGTGCCACGGGCAACGCGATGCTCGAGACCTCCGGCATGCAGGCATCCAACGTTCCGGGAGATGACTATGAGTAAGTACACCACCATGCTGCGCTTCCCCATCGAGCAGCGCCTAGACGACCTCAAGCTCTCGCATACCGAGGACAACTGGCCGCACGTGTACGGCATCATCGGTCTCGATGACTACCCCATCTACGACGAGGCCCACCGCGACGTGCTCAACGGTAAAATCATCCGGCGCTACTATATGCGCGAAATCGGCTTCGAGACGCTCGGCCAGTTCGCATGGAACATGCGTAGGAAGATGCACGAGATTATGCCGTACTACAACGAGCTGTTCAGGAGCGAGACGCTGGTAACCGACCCCATGCTGTCCAAGAACCTCGACTATACCGAGAAGTGGACGCGCGACGAGGCAACCTCCCGCAGCAAGTCGGACACGCGCTCCACGGACACCGCGTCCACCTCGCAGAGCACCTCGGATGACCGCAACGTGTTTCAGGACACGCCGATGAACGGCCTCGACACGGGCGCGATAGAGGCGATGGACTACGCGACCAACGTCACGCTCGACCACGGCACGACAGAGAACGGCTCATCTGTGAAGAACGAGACGAGCGGCTCATCGACAGATGCCTACAATGGTGACTTCGATGGAACTAAAGTTCACAACCAGAAGGGCTATGATACGAATCAGTCCGAGTTGCTGTTGACATACCGCAAGACTTTGCTTAATATCGACCTTGAGATTGTGGACAGCCTATCCACGCTGTTCATGGGGCTATGGTAAAGGAGGAGGATATGGACGAAACATCCGCAGCCACGGTGCAGCGATTGCAGTATTGGTGTCAACTAGTGCTGCCTGCCGTGTTCGATGACTCGCTGTCGTACTACGAGCTTGTTGCCAAGGTGGTCAAGAAGCTCAACGAGGTAATCGACTCGAACAACGAGCTTGCGGGATACGTGGCTACGAACACACAGGATATCGCGCAGCTCAAGGAGGACGTGGAGCTTCTCAACTCCGAGTTCGAGAAGGTCAAGAACGGACAGTACACGTCGCTCTACATCGAGGCCATGAAGAACTGGATTGCCGAGAACCTCATCAACATCGTGGGCCAGATTGTCAAGTTCGTATGGTTCGGCCTGAGCGATGACGGGCATTTCATGGCATACATCCCGACCAGCTGGCGTTTCCTAACCTTCGACATGGTGGCCGACCCGGACTCCCCCGACTACGGCCGACTTCTACTCTCTTATTAAGGAGCTTATATGAGCATTCAGACCAAGACCATGATTGTCAAAAGCGATACCTCCCTCGCCGAGACCTCCACGACTATCCGGGATACCGTCACGTTCGACGTGTCCAACATGCCCAACGGAATCACCTACAAGGGACTCAAGGCCGTGCTGTCGTTCGCCGAGCCTATCCAGTGGAACAAGGCATCCACGTATGACGCGCTCACCGTGGTGTGGGATGACGCCTCGCACGGGTCGTATGCATCCAAGCGTAATGTTCCCGCGAATATCGAGCTTACCAACGAGTTCTACTGGCTCCGTACTGCCGACCTCGACGCTCAGGTCGAGATGTACCGCCAAGAGGTGAAGGAGTTTGACGGGCGAATTACTGCAAACGCAAATGCTATTGCCGCCGAGGCGGAGCGGGCTACGAAAGCAGAGCAGACGCTTCAGGCAAATATCGAAAATGAGGCGGAGCGGGCTACGAAAGCAGAGCAGACGCTTCAGGCAAATATCGAAAATGAGAAGAATCGCGCTGAAAATGATGTGAATAATCTAGCTATAGGAAAATACAATGGAACTATCGTTGCGTTCGGCGACAGCATCACGCGAGGCTATGGCACTACGGACCTTCATAGCTGGGCTTGGTATGTTGCAAATTATTTTGGAGCCACTATCAAGAATTACGCCGTAGATGGCGCATCGTTCACATTTAACATTCCGGACCAAGTAGACACAGCGACAAACGATACATCTTATGACCATTCAGCTGTGAAGATTGTACTTATCGGTGGTGGAATCAACGACCACGAGTTTAATTACGCTCAAATCAGTGAAGGAATCGAAAAGACTATAAATAAGGTGAAAGCGGAGTTTCCCAACGCAAAGATTTATATCGTACCCTGCCTGTCTGCCGCAAAATTCATGAATCAGATTGACCAAGGCGATGGAAAGCTAATCCATGTGCCTGCAATCTACTCGGTACTCACAGCATGTATGAACCTGATGGAAAACGGCATTTCCGTAATGGAAAATGCGCCGCTTCTTGCAAAGGGTCAGCCTAAGTTGGCTAATGACAATGTGCATCCGAACAATCAGGGTGCCAGAATCATTGGCGCAAGCGTTTACTCATGGATTAACGGGGGCAACGGGTACAATGGAATACTTCAAGCTCAAATTCCCTTCAACGAGAACATTACGGTAAATTCGTCTGTTGTCGAATCTAATGGATATGGCTTCTATGCCGCGTTGCAGATTACGCCTAATGAACAAATCCCCGGAAGCACCCCAATTACTCCTAAAAGTGAATGGCTTGGTTTCTCAACTGGCACTGTTCCTGTGTTCCCATCAATGACGGACACAGGCACAGGGCCTATGTTCTTTGTACTTGATTCACAGCTATATGCACGCGAAAGTTTAAAGGCTAGCACTACATACTATATCTCAATAAACGGTGTAGTTGGTGTATAAGTGCTCAACTTCATCGACATAAGCAGCTACCAAGGCAGCCTGAACTTGGTAGCTGTGTCGAGTTCCATTCAGGGCGTTATCATAAAGGCAACCGAGGGTATCTCCTACGTGAACCCCTATTGCGACAGGCATTACCAGCAGGCGAAAAACGCCAATCTACTGCGCGGCTTCTATCACTTCGCCGGTAGCGGCGACCCTCTTGCCGAGGCCGCGTTCTTCTACCGAAACGTCATGGGATACCTGCATGACGGTATCCCGGTCCTCGACTGGGAGGGAGTGTACGCAAACGGCAAGCTGGTATTCGAGCAATCCGTTGACTGGGTTAACCAATTCGTGCGCCAGTTCCACAGCCTAACGGGAATCTGGCCTTGGATATACGCTAACCCTTGGCGGTTTAATCAAGGAGGCGTGGAGCCGAACTGCGCAAGATGGGTTGCATCGTATCCCGAGGTCGCGCATCCCACGTTCGCGCAGGCGGCCTCATGGAAATGCCCCAATGCGGACGGCAACGTGGTGGCTTGGCAGTTCTGTAGCGATTGGCGGGTGTCTGGATATGGGTATAACTTGGACTGTTCCGTATATTACGGAGATAGAGAAAGTTGGTTGAGATATGCTGATTCTAACTCATTTGGTGGCGGCATCGCTGGGGGCGATGATGGGAATGGCGGCGCTGTCGCTTATACAGAAACGCTAGAGAACGAGACCTACAAAATTACAATTGAGAGGAAATAAGATGATTAACGTAAGCATCGTATGCGGTATCCTCATCATCATGGATATCGTCTGTGGCGTGGTGGCAGCCCTGCGGAACAGGGAACTATGCTCCTCCATTGCGCGCGAGGGCATGTACAACAAAATCAGTGAAGTCATGTTTCTCTTCATCGGCATCATCGCCAACGAGATTCTGGCTATCCCACCGTTCGACACTCTGGGAATCTCTCCCAATATCGCTTACCTCGTTGCCGCGTATATCGGATGGGCAGAGCTGGTATCCATTCTTGAGAACATCTGCAAGATTAACCCCGACCTGCCGTTCGCAAAGATTCTCATGATGTTCAATATCGACGTTGACACCAAGGAGCCTGATGCTGTAGAATCGGAGACGGCACCAGAGAAGTAAAGGCTCGCCGACTTATCCGATTGCTCACGGTGAAACGTGCGGAGGTCTACAGGAGATTAGCAAGCTCTGTGAACCCCTTGTCTGAATGCCACCCTTCTCGCCCTCCCACTGTCGATGACCTTGGGAGGGCATCCTATTTTAAGGAGGAACCTATGCCGTACAATAAACTCGGAGACTTGCAGACCTTGACGCTGTCCAATGATGTTCAGTGCGACAACCCCTGCTGCCTCTTGACGCTCGATTGCACCGTGCAGCTTATGGGCAACATGCACCTGAACGGATACGAGGCGAATACAGCTATCGCCACGCTGCCTACTTCCATGCGCCCGCTCGATGAGATTTGCCTACCCGTGTATCTCGATACCTCCCTCAAGCAGGTAATCATCACACCTGAGGGGGAGATTAGGCTCGGTGAGGATGTAGTCGCGGGAATGTTATATACAAACGGTGCGTCCTTCAACGTATGCGACCGATACTACAATGCAGATATCGGGAACAACTTCCCGCAGGGCACCTCGCCTCTGCGCTGGGACGGGGAGGACTACTGATGGGCTACGCATTCAACGGCACTACCCCGAACCATAACTATGGGCTAAACCAGCTCAACCGGCATCAAAATCTATTGCAGAAACTGATAGAAGCGCTAACCAAAGTTGTAGATGCCTTAAAAAAGGTTGTCGAGGATATACAACATGCCGTAGATAATTTAATCCATGGCAGCGGTGGTACGGCCTCGAACGAGAAAGTGGAGGCAGCAGTCAGATGGTGCATAGACAAGGCTACCAATAACTACATCACCTATAGCCAAACTAACAGAAACTTAAAAAACGTGAACGGTATGAGCTACGATTGTTCATCGTTCATCATCACCGGTTTCTATGCAGCCGGTGTCAATATCAACGCTACCTACACGGGAAATATGCGCGCAGGGTTCACGGCAGCCGGATGGGAATGGATACCGGGCCGCTCATTTGCGGCAAGCCAATTACAACGGGGTGATATCCTCCTTAATGAAGCTATACATACTCAAATGTATATCGGTAACAATCAGGACGTGAATTGTGGGTCGACGCCAGCCTGCGTTCAACCGCACGCATCGGATAACTATGGAAGGGGTTGGGATGGAATCTTGCGCTACAAAGGCTGATAAGTTCTGGGATATCAAGAACACGCTTAGCCATAACTGTCTATTCAATTTCATCATCAGTATGCGCGGAGGAGGCAAGACTTATGGATGCCTGAAATACTGTATTGAAAAATACCTCAAAGAAAAGCGAGCAGGGCGCAAATGGCAATTCGTATACGTACGCCGGCAGGAAAACGAACTTAAAAAATTGACCATCTCACGAGGTGGGCGTCTCTTTGCAGCAGTGCAGAAGGAATTTCCAGACCACGTATTAAAAGCAGAATCTAATACGCTTTATTGCGATGGTGAGGTATGTGGATATGCAATTCAGCTATCAGCTGCATTCACTCAGAAATCAGATGCCTTTCCTGATGTACAGATGATTATCTTCGATGAGTTCATTGCTGTAAAACGCTCTTCTTACCTCAACGATGAGGTCACTAAGTTCTTGGAACTGTATGTAACCATCGCACGCCCGAACACAGACCACCCTATTGTAAGAGTTATGTTCCTGGGTAATGCTGTAACACAGACAAACCCATACTTTGAATACTTCTATCTAGACAAACCTTATCAAGGCGAATTTAAGAAGTTCGGTAATAATAAGGATATTCTTGTTCAAGATGTAAGTCTTCCCGAACTGGAAGAAGATGCAAAGCGCTCTCGCTTCGGACAACTTATCGCGGGTACTGAATACGCAAACTACGCTATTGAAAATGAATGGCTCGAAGACGATACCGACTTCATCAAGAAGAAAAACAAGGACTGCGAATACCGTATGTCTATTAGGTACAACGGTAGTTGGATTGGAATTTGGTATGACCCACTTGATTGGATATACTACATCAGTAACAATGTAGACCTTCAATGCCCAAATAAGTTCTCCGCAACCACTGATGACCACAAGCCTAATGTTATGCTTATCAAACATGCTAAACAAATGAATTCATTTAAGCATATCATGGACGCTTATAATAACGGAGCCATCCGTTACGAATCTATCAAACTCAAGTCATGGTTTCGTGAAATCATGCGAATGATGAATTGTAGGTAATCATGGACTACTATTGCTATAACCGTAACTTCGGCCTTTCATTTTGCACACCTAAATGCGAGTTCTACGGACAATGTAGAAACTGGCATCAGAAACAGATTGATAGACTTAGTAAAGTAGACAAGGGATTGAGTGCAGGCTTGGGATGCCTACATTCAAAATCAAAATCTCGTAAGAGTAAATAAGATTGGTAATGATGGTAAGGTATACAACTCTTGCATGTAAGTGAGGGCTGTATACCTTGCATAGAGAGTGTGCGTTGAAGGGGTACCCTCCTG